TACCCGACGATCACCCCTCTGCGCAACTCCATTCCCAGAGTTCGTCACAATCCTCCTGGTGATGCTGCTCACTGGAAGAACGTCTCCAAGCTGATTGGCAGCGGCTACGACGCTATCGGGTGGGTACCCGAAGGTCAGCGTAGCGGTGTCATGTCATACGAGACTTCCGACATGACAGCTACCTATAGGACTCTGGGCGAGGAAGACAACATCACCTTCGAAGCCGAAGCGGCTGCGACTGGCTTCGAAGATGAGAATGCGATGGTCACCTTCCGCCTCTTGCAGAAGATGATGCGCAAGGAGGAGATGGCGATCCTTGGCGGTAACGCCTCGATGTCGCTTGCTGCTCCAACAGCTCCTACTGTCTCTGCAGGCGCTACAAGCACTGGGACTCTGGCTGCTGCGACTTACGTCGTCTACTGTGCTGCACTGACTCTCGAAGGCTGGAAGAACTCCTCTCTGAGTGGAGGCGTTGCTACTTCGAAGGTCATCACAGGCGCCGAAGGAAAGACCTTCACCATCTATGGCGGGTCCTCCAACAAGTCTGCTGCCTCGAGTGGTCAGGCTATCACGCTTGGTCAGACTCTGATCGCTACCGTCCCACCTGTGCAAGGTGCGATGGCGTATGCTTGGTTCGTGGGTACGGTTGGGGCGGAGACGCTTCAGGCCATCACGACTCGGGCAACGATGCTCCTATCCACTCCTATCGTGGCGGGACGACAGGCAGCTACTGCAGTCACGGCTGACTGTAGCCGTAACTCGGCTCTTGGGTTCGATGGTCTCTTGACTATGGCTCTCAATCCTAACTTCCCGCTGTTCGACTCTTCCACGCTCTCCCAGGCATACGTCAAGATCCTGGGGAATACGACTGACGGCGTGGGACTGGGTCTTACTGCGAGCGGTCGCGGATCGTGCGTTGAAGTCGACAACATGATGAAGGACATGTGGGACCAATACAATCTCGGCCCCACAGTGCTGTACGTCAACGCGCAGGAGCAGCAGAATCTGACTACTGCCTGCTTGACGAACGCCACAGGTCCCTTACTCAGGTACGAGGTGCCCACGACTCCTGGTCAGGCATACGGCATCGTTGCTGGTGGCGTGATCGACTTCTACTACAACCCCTACAGCGCTGATGGTGGTTACAAGATCCCCATCAAGCTGCATCCGGACGTTCCTCCTGGGACGATCTTGGGGTACTGCGAGAAGCTGCCTCCTTGGTATCAGTCCAATGAGGTCCCGAACGTAGCAGAGATGCTGCTGCGACGTGACTACTACAGGATCGACTGGCCTCTGCGCACTCGTCTGCGTGAGTACGGCGTGTACGCTGAAGAGGCTCTCGCAGTCTATGCTTCCTTCGCCATGGGCGTGATCACGAACATCGCAAACAAGGTGGGGACGTAAGATCAACTCCACAAGTTAGCTAGGCATAGGGGTTTCAGTTCCTTTCCCCTTATGCTAGGCTGATGGATGGGTCTTCATGGCACCTTGGTTTCCTCCCTCGGGCGCGGCCAGAAGACCCATTCATGAACCTAGCAGTAGTGACAGAGCAGAAGTAGAAGTAGATGGCCTTAACTGATCTGACAACGCTAGCGAGAGTCAAGACCTGGTTGGGAATTCCTCTCCTCCAGACTACCTCTGATGCTGTTCTTCAGATGGTAATTACCTCTGTTAGCGCTCAGGTAATGGCCTATCTGGAGAGAAGGAGCTTCCGCTATCAGATCTACAACGATGTCTATGATGGAGTGGGAGGTAATTCCCAGATCCTTAGGAATTGGCCAGTCATACAAGTACTCAGCGTCAGTGTCAATGATAGGGAGATTGCCTCCGAAGATTGGTCCCTAGAGCCTTGGGGTGGCATGCCTCCTGGGAACCATCAAGCCATCATACTGAATAGTGGAAGGTTCAGCTGGAGTAAGCAGAACGTCCGCATCAGCTACGGAGCTGGCTATCAGACAGTTGATGAAGAGCTAGTACCTTTCTTCGGGCCTTTAGCTGGGAGCGTTCCTTACGTATTGGAACAGCAACCTTTCGGATTGGCTCTGCAGACTGATCGGATAGTCTACACTGAGAAACCTGACTCAAATGACCCAACGCCCTTTCAGAGGATAGACTCTCCAGTACCTATAGACAGGAGAACGTACTCTTACAATCCTGAAGTTCCTGGAATGCTTTGGATGAATGGAGACGATGTAGGATTCATCCTGAATGTATCCTATAGCTACTGCCCATATGCGGTAGAGCAGACCGTATGGGAGCTAATCAATGAGGTGTACACTAGGAGAAGCAGACCAGGACAAGTATCCAGAGCACTCGCAGGGCAGGAGACTTCCACGTTCGATATGAGCGGTCTGCCGGAGTTTGCTAAGATCGCTCTGCAGCCTTTCAAATCAGTACTCCCGTTGTGAATGTGAATGCGAAGTGAGAAGAGTGAAGTAGATGGCTGACGGCATCACCATCACGCTCAGAGGTCAGGAGGCTCTAGTAGCCCACCTGAAGAGCGCTCCTGATCGGTTGATGGGCCATCTCAAGAATGAGCTGACAGCCTTCGCATCCGATGTGAGGGATGAAGCAGCTAAGAGAGCAGGTAGGAGAAGTGGGAGACTAGCAGGGAGTATCGAAGCAAGGGTACAAATGATAGGGAGTACGAAGGTATCCGTACTCCTGAAGACTGAGGGAGTTCCGTATGCGCTGATACAGGAGAGAGGCGGAAGGATTCCTGGACGGATCATAATGGCCTCCAAGACGAAGGCTCTAGCATTCGCGTGGATGGGCGGTGTAGCTCTTGGAGGCAAGGCTTTCTACGCGCATGTCAGCTGGCCAGGTGCTAACATCCCTGCGAAACACTACATCCGTAACACTCTGCAAGGTAAGAAGCCAGAGTTCGAAGCCATATGCAGACGTGCTATGGAACAGACTATGAGAAGCTGAGGAACAATGGGAATCCCTCCCAGCACTCGTGAAGCTGTCATGACAGCTCTGTTTCAGAGGCTGCAGGCTCTTCAGCCTACTCACTTTGTAACGGTAAGTCGTAAGCTCAAGATGTGGAGTGATGTGACAGCTGAGGAGCAGCCGGCTCTGTTCATGAGTGACCATACGGAGAACCAGGTTTCCTCCTCTAGGGGTCTTCCCCGTAAGACCGAGTGGGACGTGGTCTTCTTCATCTACGCTAGGGCTCCTGACGAAAACACCTTAGGGACCGTAGTGCTAAACAACCTGCTGGACGCCTTAGAGGATGCTCTAGTACCCTCAGTCTCAGACAACGTCCTAACTCTAGGAGGGACGGTATACAGAGTCTGGGGAGATGGAGAGATCCGAAAGGATCCGGGAGATCTGGACGGTCAGGCTGTTGCTATCTACCCCATGAAGATCCGACCCCCGTAACAGCAGTAAGGGATGTAGAGTCGATGTCAGGCGCCGCAATAGTAGCAGGTGTAGAAGTAGCCTCGGTTGCTATAGACGTGATCAGTGAGGTGAGTAAAGACCCTAAGGTTCAGGAGATCAACCAGCTCCTACATGACTGGTTCGTGGAGCACATCCACAACTCCCCCGTGTCCAGAAACACGGAGGCTGTGAACCATGTTCGAATAGCGCTAGGCGCTCTTCGTGACTCGCTTGTGCCAGTAGTGAAGGAGTAACAAAGCATGCAATTCGGGTTTGGCAGTGGTCTCTTGTGGGCTGCTCGTCAGGACATCGCAAACGCGACTCCTGTAAGATTTGGGGCGTTGCAGGACGTCACCATTGACTTCGACGGTGAGCTGAAGGATCTGTTTTCCCAGTACACCTTCCCTATCGACGTCGCGCGTGGTAAGACGAAGATCACGGGCAAAGCAAAGTTCGCCCGGATTTCGGCAATTCAGTTCAATTCGCTGTTCTTCGGCTCCACAGTGTCCAGTGCGCAGAACCTCATTGCAAGTGATGAGGCAGGCACCATCCCTGGGACTCCGTTCGCAGTCACTGTGACCAATGGAGCGACCTTCCTCTTGGACCTTGGGGTGCGGGATGGGATCACAGGTGTCCCTCTCACGTTGGTGGCAAGCGCCCCTGCGACAGGACAGTACTCCGTAGCAACTGGAGGTGTATACACCTTTGCTGCTGCCGATACCACCAAGGCAATGCTCTTCGACTATGCCTATACGGCAGCTACTGGCAAGAAGGTGGCTGTATCCAATCAGCTGATGGGCTCGTCTCCAAGGTTCAAGATCATCCTGAACCAACAGTACGAAGGGACTCAGACGACACTCATCCTGTACTCCTGCGCGTCGAACAAGCTGTCGTTCCCCACCAAGCTTGACGACTATGTCATCCAGGAGCTCGACTTCTCTGCCTATCAGAATGCGGGCGGACAAGTGTATGAGTTCTCTGCTTCGGAATAATTCCTGAGTACGGGACTGAGTGAGGAACAATCGCGCGGCCAAACTCAAACGAAAAGGAGCGTAGGAGAGTCGCCCTATCCAATTCTCATTCGTAGGGGCCCCTCCAGGGGAACGAGGCCTAACTGAGTACAAAAGGAACTGATACTATGCTAGACTTAGATGGTAATGTGACGATGAGAATTGGAGGCAAAGAGTATGCTGTGCCTCCAATGACTCTTCGCACTCTCAAGGTAGCCTGGCCTATCATCTCTAGACTGAGCGTCCTGGGGAATGAGCAGTCTGCTCTTGTGCTTTCGGATGACGGAGGTATGAAGCTCATGGAGCTCCATGCGGAGCGAGTGAGTCTCATAGCCAAAGTAATGGCCTCCGCAGTGAGGGCTAAAGACCCCTCGATGACTGTGGATAAGCTTGAGGAGGTCATGACATACGAAGAGACTGTCGAGATGCTCCAAGCCTTCAACGAGCTGCTTAACGTATCAGGCTTGGAGAAAGCTTCGGACCCTCCTCAGCCTCCGAACGGGGAGGACCGGGATCTGACTCAGGCTCAGGCTCAAACTTCGGAGGCAACTGGGACACCGTTACAGCTGAACTAGTAGCTATAGGTGTTGGAGGAGGTAACTGGGATGTGGTGGAGACAACTATCACACTTCCCAGGCTAGAAGCACTTCGGGGGTACTGGCGTAGGATCCCTCCCCTGAACGTCCTGATGGCTATCGCACACGGAGTCAAGATAGAGAAACCTGCGGAGGTAATCGACGGTAAGAGAATGTTCGAGATGATCAAAGCTGCTGGCGGTAAGATAAGGGGCTGAGGATGTCGGGTAACGTCAACGCTCAACTCTCTGCGGATATTGCCCAATTCCAGGCAGCGATGGATGCTGCTGGTAAGTCAGCCTTGCTCTTTGCTCAGCAGACCCTCAGTGCGGCTAGTACCGCTTCAAGTGGATGGCAGAACGTAGGAGCGCAAGCTCAAACAGCAGCCGTTAAGGTACAAAGCGCATCTAACACTATGAGTGCGTCTGTAGGTACTGTATCAAGCGGTATGCAGAATCTGGGCTTGCGAGCTAACTTCGCAGGACGAGAACTGCATGCGGTCATCGATGAGGTCGTAGCAGGTCGCTGGACCTTCTTTGCCGGCACGATGACTAACATCGTGGGCACGATGGCTCAGGCCAATCCGCTGCTCACAGCGCAGATAGCCATTGTGGCGGCATTGGCTGCTGGTGTAGGCTACCTGGCGTATCAGTGGATTGCAACGGCCAATGCAATTCGCTCTGCAGAAGGTGAGATGCTGATTGTAGGTCAGCATGGAGCTGGAGCGGTCGACCAGATAAACAGTAGCCTCAAAGAGTCTACCAGCAGATGGAATCTATCTAAAGGTACTGCTCGTGAGGTCCTGCTGCTCATCGAGAGCTTGCATGGCCCTGCAGCCGACTTCAAGATGCAGATCCAGGATGCTGCAGCTGCTCAGGCAAAGCTCACCAGCGGCGATGTCGTCAAGACAACTGAGGAGTTGGTTAAGAAGTTCAACGAAGGAGGTGCTGGAGCTCTGAAGTTTGCCGACAGCATAGGACTGCTGGACGGTAAGGTTACGGCTAACAACCAGACTATGAGAGCTCACGTAGACGATCTTCTCAAGGCTGGTCAGCAGACTGCTGCTATGAACATCATCCTTCAGGCCATGAAGGATAGATATGTAGGAGCTGGAGAGGCTCTCACAGATTACGAGAGGAAGAAGAGAGACTGGCTAAGGAGTCAGGTTAGAGATCCCATAACAGGGATGGCTTTGGCCCCTATGCCTAGTGATTTAGCACCTCAGAAGCCTCCTATCCCAACTCAGGAGCCTATTGACCAGCAGGCGAATCAGGACAGAGTTGCTACTGATAACCTGTCCGATGCTGAACGTCGTAGGACTATAGTTGAACTCGAACTAGGAGCTGCTCGAAGAGCTCTAGAGGGAATCCCTCAGGAGAACACTGAAGCTCGGACAAGAGCCACAGAGGCGGTAGTCACTGCCGAGCAGAAGCTCGCTCAGATCCACACTACTACTGAGACACAGCAGCATGAAGCTACGCTCTCTCGGCTCCAACAGGATCTGGCGGCCAATAGAGACTTTGCTGACAGGCGAGTTCCTATCCTCAAGAAGATTGCCGAAGAGGAGACAAGGTATAATACACAGGCTAGCACTCAGGCGAGAGCTGCTCAGAATCAGGTAGTCGAAGGGCAGCGTCAAGCTTCCGACATGGAGCTGAGGATCAAGCTGGCTCAGATTGATGAGAAGCGGATCCTAGTCAAGAACAGTGCAGGTGCAGAACTAGCCTTCGAAGATCAGAAGCTGGCCCTGCTACGGCAGTATGGTAAGGAAGGGACTCTAGAGTACCAGAATGAACTGAATGCTCGGGCAGCACTAACAGTCAGAGCAGGCAATCAAGGCAACACGGCAGCTATCGAGCAGCTCAGAGCAGAGCAAGCTGCCCATGCTGGAGACTTCACGTTCCAGCTGCAGATCGAGGATCAGATCCTCGCTATGCTGAAGGCCCATTATGGGGCAGCTTCTGTAGAGTACTCCCGCGAGCTGAAACATCGTGAAGAGCTACTGGTAGGTCAAGCCAAACAAGAGGAGCAGGTAGCAAGGCAGAAGGCTAACACGGCCAGAGAGCTGAGCAGGATTGAAGCCCAAGTAGCTCAGGACATTTATAGGAGCCAGACTAGAGGCGGTACCTTCAGCTTGTTGGAGATGTTTGGGGGTGCTGAGGAAACTGATCAGTTCCGTCAACAGATGGAGCAGATTGTCGAAGCTCATGGCCAAGCTATGGAGGCCATCAAAGAGCAGCAGGATAAGGCAATCAACCCTCTTGACATGCAGAGGGCTCTGGATGCTGAGACTATTGAGATGGCTAAGTTCAGTAGGGATGTTGAGAGATCCCAAACGCAGGCAGCTGAGTCAACTCGTAAGGCTTGGGAGAATGTGGCTGACGGTATGGCTAGTAGTATGGCTAATGCTACCACTCAGATGGTTACGGGCCAACAGACACTCCTCAGAGGCACTGGAAGCATCATCTCTAGCCTGATGACCAAAGTGTTGGACTTCAGCTACAAGATGGCTGGGAGGTGGATAGCTGATAGATTCCTAGAGCTAGCAGGTACTCAGACTGCTGAGACCGGAAAGACTATTGCAACAGCTACTGGGACCGCCGCAAGGAGTGGTATCCAAGGAGCGGCTGCGGCCTCAGAGAATGCGGGATTCCTAGTAAGAGCTGCTAGGTGGCTGGCTACCGAGCTAGGGATGACGACTGCTACTACAACCTCTGCCGTTACTCGGACTGCTTCGGAGATTGCAGCAGATACAACCAGACAGGCTACTACTGCAGCCGTCAACGCAGCCAGTGCCGAATCCTATGCAGCCCTAGCAGCCGTACAGGCAGCCTCGTCTGTAGCAAGTACGCCTTTTGTAGGCCCTGCACTAGCTGTAGCCGCTGCGGCTTCAACACTAGCTGCTATGCAGCCTTATGTAGCTCTAGCCTCTCTGGACGTAGGTGCTTGGAACGTTCCAGGCGACATGGCTGCAGTGGTACACAAAGGTGAGATGGTAGTCCCAGCAACATACTCCGAAGGCCTTCGTAGCCAGATGAGTGGTGGAGGAGCTAGTGGCGGAGGAATGGGTACTACAGTCCACTTCTCCCCGACAATCAATGCAGGAGGTCGAACTGAGGGATTGTCTGAGAACCAGATGAATACTCTGATGCTGAGAGCGAAGCAGGAGATGGTCTCCTCTCTGTGGGGGACTTTTAGGAACGGAAGTCTCAAGCTTCCGGGTAGGCGTTAGACTATGTCACTCGTAGGATACGATGGGTTTGATCACTACGGCGTAAGTAGTGACATGCTTAACCGAAGCGGTGATCTCCAATGGACCACTACAATGTTTGGCCTTGGGGCTTTGAGTGCTGATACGCGTACAGGCTATGGTAAGAGTCTGTACTTCTCCTACCTGAACACCATGAATGCCATCATAACGCCCGTATCCGAGTTTGTAGTCGCCTTCGGAGTCAAGTTCTCAAATGCCGGTGGCATTGTACTTGACATGTATGCCTTTGATACCACAGGCTCCATCAATACGACCCAGATTCAGGTTACAGTGGATGCTACAAGGGCAGCAGTACTGTTGTACAGAGGAAGTACCCTCATCTGGGATAGCGGTAATCATTTCATCCCCATGAACGTCTGGATGTTCTGGGAGTTCAAGATTAAGATCCATCCATCTGATGGATACTTCCATATGCGGGTTAACAATCAGCCCACGGCCGACCTGACAGGAATCAATACGAGAGTCACCAACAACAGCTTGATAGGTGGAATAGCCTTTCACGGACATCTGAATAACTGGTTCCTCCTTGATGACTTCAGAGTCAGCAATGCAGCTGTAGCAGATCCCGGTCCTTATCCGATGGATGACTTTGCAGGCGATATGAGAGTCATTGCACTGTATCCCATAGGGAATAACTCAGTAACATTCAGCCCCTTCCCTGGAGGAACTCAGAACTGGCAGAACGTGGATGAGATCAATCTGGACAGGGATACAACGTACAACTCCAGCGACGTTGTAGGCGATGAGGACACGTTCAACTTTGAGGCTCTGCCTTCTAGCATCAACTTTATCTCTTCAGTTCAGGTGGTGGGAGCTTACCGGAAGGACCTTTCAGGCACTCGAACACTGACTCAGCAGCTCATCTCGGGCAGTACTGAAGTGGCGGGCACTAACTACAGTCTGTCTAACAACTACACGTACTACATGGACGAGTACAAGTTAGATCCCGATACCGGAGCGGCTTGGACAGTATCAGGAGTCAATGCCCTTAAGGCCGGATACAGGATAACAGGGTGATAGAGTAGGTAGGTAGGTAGGTAGGATGGTGAGGAAGTGGCTGTTCGGGTATCTCAACTTGTTGGTGAGATTCAGCTTGTTGATGTCCCTCACACTCTGGTCACTCAGATTGTTAGCGAGGTTCAAGTTGGAGACATCAGCTTTGTTAGGACGACCCAGCTTGTTGCAGAGGTGCTTTCAGTCGATGACAGGTTTGCTAGAGCTTCACAGATCTACTTACTCGTCCTGTGTAACTCGGTAGGAAGGGAAATGCCAGCAGTCTATCCGACTCTGATAGGATTGGACTATAGTGTCATCAAACGTCCCATAACGTTTGGTGAGGTGGGTCAGGCTGCTTCAGGCCGAGAGGTCCGTATTGCGTACAGTGATGTCAACGTGTGGGAGTGGGAGCTTACTTATAGCTATCTCCCGGATTTCTCCGGAGCTGGTAGTACTACGAGCGACATGAAGACTATGATGGGCTTCTTCCTACAGACTCGTGGGAATATCTTCGGCTTCCTGTTTAAGGATCCTGATGATCATCATATGACTATAGGAGGCTTTGCCTTTACTGACGGAGTCACGAGTGACTATACTATCTCAAGGTTCTTCAACGACGACGGGGATTCTCCTCGAGAGCCTATAGGATACGTAGATACCTCCGAGCCGGTACAGGTGTACTTAGATGCCGATCTACAGGATCCTTCTTCGTATGATGTGGTGACTACTCTCCCTTGTAGGCAGCAGATCCACTTTCATAGCACACCAGCTTCAGGACGCGTGGTGGCTGTCACTTGCACTTTCTACTTCTATGTCAGGTTCAAAGATCCCCAGTACGACTTCGAGAAGTTTGCCAATCAGATCTGGTCTCTGAACAAGATCGTCCTCAGATCCTTGAAAGGGAGCTAGTGCTGTCGTGAGGACTGCCGGAGCAGGTATGACGTCTTTCTTGCTTAGTAAGGAGCCGTACTTTAAGGCTGACCTGTTCACCTTTTCATTGGCAAGCGGAGACGTCTTTCGGTGGACCTCTACTGACGCAGACATAGTGTACGGAGGTAACATATGGAAGTCTGACGGTCCTACCATTCAAAGGAGCGCATGGAGCTTAAAGAACACAACTGAGGTGTCCGAACTCTCAATCAAGCTGTTTTCCTCTGGGAGCGATTTTTCCATGGGGAACATTAAGCTGATGATCATGGAGGGCTTGTTTGACGGAGGGCATGTTCTGTTCGAGAGGGCTATCATGCCTACCTTCGGAGATACATCACTTGGGTTGATTGAGATGTGGGGAGGGCGTATAGGGACTATTGAGGTCGATGCGCTAGGAGCAGTCATAACTTGTAGCAGCTCCAACATCCTCATGCAACAGAACGTTCCTAGAAACACCTATCAGGCTGGCTGCGTCCATACGTTGTACGATAGCGGCTGTACTCTGAGTAAGGCTGCCTTCACAACTATCAGAGTGGTGACAGGCGCTAACCGATTGACGCTCACGTACGATGAGGATCCTACAGTAGATCCTGGAATCTACAGCCTAGGTACTGTCCGGCTGACCTCAGGACCGGGAGCTGGGCAGGCAAGATCTGTAGCAGGAAGTTTTACTCCGGGAGTCATTATCGTCTCATACCCTCTGTACATAGTGCCCGAAATAGGAGACACTTTCGATCTAGTGCAAGGCTGCAACAAGACTATGACAAGATGCACCCAGTTCAACAACATGCCTAACTTCAGAGGTTTCCCTTACATCCCACCAGCCTCCTTCGGGCTCTAGGGAAGGGAAGAGCATGTCAGACTTGATCTCAGATGCCAGTGAGGATCCTTCAAGGTACAAGCCTAGGAAGGAGATCTTTCCTCTGACGGCTGAGAAAGAGGTAGAGCTCAGGAAAGCTTTCATACAGGAGGCTCTTACGTGGGTAGGGACTCCATATAGGCAGCTAGGTGCTACAAAGGGAGTTGCGGTCGATTGCTCAATGCTACTGGTGAGGGCAAGTATAGATAGTGGGATCATGGAGGAGTGGGATCCTCGACCTTATCCTCCTCTATGGTTCCTACATCGTGATGATGAGAGGTACCTGAAGTGGATAGAGATGTTTGCCAAGCCTACGGAGCAATTTCGAGCAGGAGACATCGTAGCAATACGGTTTGGAAGAGCCTTTGCACACTCAGGCATCCTCGTAGATTCGGAGCACCTGGTACACGCATTCGCACATGACAACATCTGCATTGTGAGCCCTCTCAACCACTCGGTTCTTCTGTATGCTGACAGAACAGGTAACACTTTGAGGCCCAGGAAGTATTTTGACGTGTTCGCAAGGATGCGAGAGTTAGGCCCAGGAGGGGTTGTGTAACTAATGGCTGGGATGTTTGGATCCTCGTCGAATGCAAAGAGCACACCAGATTATACTGGTATGCAGTTGCAGACGTCTGCAGAGGGGATGTGTATCCCTATCTGCTGGGGTAAAGCCAGAATATCCCCCAATCTGATCTGGACTGATAACTTCCATTCTCACAAAGGCGGTGGCGGTAAGAAAGGCGGTGGTAAAGGTGGTGGAGGAGGTGGAGGTAAGAAGGGAGGGGGTAGTACTACTTCATACTCAGCTGCTATCAAGCTTGCCATCTGTGAGGGCCCTATCCAAGGTATAGGGACCGTCTACAAGGACAACTCTACTACCACGCTAGCAGCTCTAGGACTGACTCTGTATCCGGGAAGTAGCAGTCAGGCTCCCTGGAGTGATGCAGGCAGCGGTGGTGCTCAGCCTATGAGCTACAGGCTTACTGCCTACGTGGTAAGCAACAACTATGAGCTCGGCCCTTCAGCAACCCTATCCCAGCACGGGTTTGAGGTCACAGGCCTCAGAAGTGGTAGCATCCCTGGGGAAGTAGATATAGATCCTACTGAGGCCATCTATGATCTGGTGACCTCAGATCAGTATGGACTAGGGATGCCTCCGGAGACCTTAGGAGACCGAACACAGCTGAGTGACTATTGCGTAGCTGCTAGGATACTACTATCTCCTGTACTGAACCAGCAAGAGCAAGCCACATCCATCTTCCAGAGATGGGCTCAGATTACCAACTCCTGGATCTTCTGGAGTGGTGGCCAGTTGAAGTTCGTCCCACTGGGAGACTATGAGGTCTCAGCTAGAGGACGGACATACGTACCGGATCTGACTCCGAAGTACAGCCTCACCTTTGAGGACTTCCAGGGATCTTCTAACGAGCCTCTCATCCGAGTTAATCGTGCAGATCCTGCTGACGGCTCAAACTGGATAAAGGTGGAGATCACCGATAGGAACAAGCAGTACAATCCTGCTACTATCGAGTATAAGGATCCTGTCAGCATAGAGCAGAACGGATTGCTTCAGGCTCAAGATGTACAGGCTGCTGAGATATGCAACAGAGATATAGGCAACGTAGTAGCCTCTATCCTCGGTCAGAGATCTGTATACGTTCGGAATAAGTATACGTTCAAGTTACTGCCTAACTTCGTTCTCCTTGAACCTGGGGACATAGTAACTCTCACAGAACCTAATATAGGCCTAGCTGAATTCCCTGTCAGGATTTTCAGCATAGCGGAGGATGAGCGAGGACTACTTGACTTCCAAGCTGAGGAGTGCCCCCAGAGTATAGGAACACCTGCTACGTATACATCTCAAGGATGGGAAGGAATACTACCTCCTCCTTCGGATTCCGATCCCGGAGATGTAAACGAGCCTACCATTGTGGAGCCTCAGGCGAACGTCACTCAGGGCGTCGCACAGCTATGGATTGGGCTATCTGGTGGCGATCTGTGGGGTGGAGCGCAAGTATGGATCTCTGTGGACAATACCACCTACGTACAGTTTGGGACTATTGTAGGAGCATCACCCCAAGGGACCTTGATTACAGCTCTGCCTTCCCACGCAGATCCGGATACTGTAGACACTCTCTCGGTCGATCTGTCAAACAGTCAACAGATCCTATCCTCAGCTGTCACTCACGCTGATGCGGATGCTAACAGAGCCGTCGCTATTGTGGACGATGAGGTTATCGCCTACGGAGGTGTAGTACCTAACGGACTTAACAGTTACTCGTTCGATCTGACATATCTCAGAAGAGGTGCTCAGAATACTTCCGTAGGAGCACATGCTATTGGTGCTCCCTTCTGCGCTATCATTCCTGATAGGATGTTGAAGCTTGACCTTCCAAAGCAGTATGTAGGTCAGACCCTATATCTGAAGTTCCCCAGCTTCAACATCTATGGGGGTGCCTTACAGGACATCTCGGATGTCGTCTACTACACCTACATTCCTTACGGCCCCACGTACAGTATAGCTCCTCCTACTTCTCCTACTCTTGCAGTCACAACTCCCTCAGGCTCTCTCGTTATTACGATGACTGCTGGCTGGACAGCTTCTATAGGGCCCGATCTGGGGAGCTATGAGGTTCAGTTCTCGGAGGACAGCGGCAGTACGTGGCTAGGCCCTGATGTTACTATTGGCGGCACGGCATTATCGTTCACCTTATCTGCTGCTAAGGAACATACGAATTACCGTGTGAGGGTAAGAGCTCTGAACGCTCGCGGGACTGCAACATCTGCTTGGGCTACCTCTGGGATAGTCAATAGTGGTGCTAATCCCTCCACAACTATCATAGCCGGAATAATGCTACCTATGACCAACGGTGACTTACCTGTAGGCTTGATGACGGATGAGTACGGCGCACTCGTCTTCGTGGTTACCTGAGCCTGATCCTGACCTGACCTGATCGAACAAACGGTATAAGAGATGCCCTTCTCCACCCTCATCACAGACTATCTAGGCCGCGGGCTAGCTAGCGCCCGTCCTAGCGCACCACCTATTGGCCCGAATGCCTTAGCGTTGTACTATGCTACCGATACGGCTAATCTGTCGAGATACAATGGGACTACTTGGGAATCCACCTCCAGCGTCTGGAGGGATGGTACTGGGGCTCCTTCTAGCGGTCTGGGAGCTGATGGCGACTACTATCTAGATGACGCTACAGCCAATGTGTACTTGAAGGCCGCAGGGTCTTACAGTATTGTTGCCAATCTCCGAGGGACAGTAGCTGCGCACAGCCTCCTCGGGAATGCTGGGACAGTCGCAGCTATTCCGGCTGCGGTTGCTATTGGGACAAGTCTATCTCTCACGTCCGCTGGGACTATAGGCCTAGCAGCTCACTCAGCCAGTACTCTCCTCGGGAATCCTGGAACGGTCTCTGCTATCCCCGGAGAGGTTACTATCGGGACAGGTCTATCACTGACTGCATTAGGAGTGTTAGAGTCTACAGTCGTTCCAGGTACTGGGACAGTCACAGATGTTGTAGCAGGAGACGGGCTAGACGGAGGTACGATAACTACCTCTGGAACAATCTCACTGTCTCCTATAGCGGCAGGGAACCTACTAGGGAACTCCGGAACAGTTTCGAGTACTCCTGTAGGTGTAGGAGTAGGCTCCCGACTACTTCTGAACGGAGGGACTATAAACCTCCAGGTACAGTCGCCCAGCACATTACTAGGAAATCCAGGGACAGCTTCTGCCGTTCCTGGCGAGGTCACGATTGGGACCGGGCTTTCTTTGACAGCGGGAGGAGTGTTAGAGACTACAGGAGGCGGAGGGACTGTTACAGAGATAGTTGCCGGTACAGGCCTATCTGGAGGGAGTATCACATCCTCTGGGACTATTACCTCCGATTGGCAAGCAGGTACGGTTACTGTAATTGGGTCTGGCATCACTAACAGTAGTGGGACACTCTCAGCAACAGGTAGCGGTGGGTCTGTTACAGTAGTCGAAGGTGACGGTACGGTATCAGGTATTACCCTCAGCGGGTCAATTACAGGAGCTGGCACTCTTACTCTTGGAGGTACATTATCCGCTGATCTTGCTACACACGTGACAGGCAACTTACCTGTTACCAATCTCAATGGCGGCACTCTGGCCTCGGCCACCACATTCTGGAGAGGTGACGGCACTTGGGTAACTCCTACCGATACTAATACCAACATCTGGAATGCTGGTACTGTTACCAATATAGGCTCTGGAATTACCTTAACAGCAGGCACCATCTCAGCTTCAGGAGGAGGTAGCGGATCAGTTACCTCGATTGTGTCAGGGGCCGGATTACATGCGGGTACTATTACCACCACCGGAACGTTGCAAGCTGATTGGCAGGGAGGGACTGTCAGCGCTGTTGGCAACGGGCTGGCGATCAATTCGGGCACTCTCTCGGCAGACACACAAGGGACGATCTCAGCAACTGCTACAGGGACTATCACGGCTACGGGATTACAAAGTTGCATCGTCAACATGGGCACTGTGAATACCACGTTGACATGTCTACCAGGTTATCAGGGGCAGCACTTGCGTCTGGAGATCAAGCAGGGAGCTACGGCTCATACAGTGACCTTGGATTCAACTTTCGCGTTTGGTCTCGATATAACATCCTTCACCGCGACGGCTACTGCCAATGCACGCGACCTGCTCCAGCTGATCTGTCTGGACGGCACGCACTGGGGTGTGGCGGCCGTCAATCATGGATTCAGTGTGTAGCGATGGCATGGTTGTTCGGCGACAGTTTTGATTGCTACGCGGCGGCCACGGATGGGGCAACTCACTGGGACTCATCTGCAAATTGGACAATCAACACCAGCGGTCGCTTTACCAGCAGCCAGTGTCTTGCATCTATTGCCAATACGGCTCAGACGTTTCTGACCAGAGCATCCGGGTCCAATGATGTAACGCACCACATAGTTTGTGCCTTTCAGCAGACCAACGCCATCGCGGGCTCGACAATAGGACTTTACTTTCAACTTTCCGACGGTGCGACCAATCAGGTTTGTGTCTGCTTCCGTACTGACGGAGTCATCCTTCTGACTTCAGCCACTCCGGCTGGTACGGTTCTAGCGACTTACTCCAGCGCGTTCGCACAGAATGTCTGGAATGGGTTTGAGTTCGAGATAACTATCTCTGCGGCGGCCGGCGTGTTCAAGGTGCGGAAGAACGGCAATACAAGCGACGACTTCTCTGCAACCGGTCTAGCGACCCGTCCAGGTGCGAATACTTATGCGAACAAGCTGACCGTTGCACAGTCAGGAAACCCCAACACGGGAGCTCTCTGTCAGAAGCTCGATGATCTGCTCTGGTTCAACACCTCCGGAGCAGCGCCGAACACCTGGGTCGGTGATATCCGAGCGGCGTGGCTGGCTCCGAGCGGGGATGCGTCGGTGCAATTTTCAAAGTCGCCCGCGATTAGCGTGACGACTATTCCAGCGACAGGTTCTGCGGTCAGCCGCGCAGCCGGAATTGCGATGTACGCCACATTTACAGCTACCTACACAGGCACGATCGGCTCGGCGGTGTTAAACTTGAGCACGGGTGGTACTGGCAACTTAAAGACTTCCATATTTGACGCCACCGCGCAGAACGCAGTCGGCTCTCCAGCAACCGTAGTGGTAAATCCGGTCAGCGGGAATAATACTATCACGTTTCCCACTCCCGTGCCGGTCGTGGCAGGGGTCACCTACAATATCGGTTTTGATCAAGACGTGACGCTGATCTACAATAGGGTAATTAGTGCCAGCTCGGGATTCTCGACGACAACAAGCTATGCGAGCTTCCCTGCCGCTTCACAGGCTACGTCAGTCACAGGAGCACCGGCTTGTACCATCAACATCACCAACACCGTAAGCTCTCAAATGGTATCTGAGGCACAACAAGACGGTCTCACCACCTACGTCTACGACAGCACCGTGGGCCACGCGGATCTCTACGACGTCGCAGATCTGCCGTTCACACCCTCGTCGATCGTTGGCCTGCAAACTCGAGGTTATGTCGAGAAATCGGACACGGGATATCGTCAGGCACAGCTGCAACTGAAATCGGGAGGAACGACGGTGCAGTCCACCGCGCTCACGCTGGCGACGAGCTTTGTCTACACCGGCCGGGTAGATA